GCCCCGATGGCCGAACGTCACACGGCCCTCATCGTTGAAGATGAGCCCGAGATGGCCGCCGAGATCGCCGATCTGCTGCGGTCCTTCGGACATGACCACCTGCATGTCGAAACCTTGGCCGATGCCAAGGCGCGCCTCGATGAGGGCGGCTTCTGCTACGTGCTGCTTGATCTGCAGATCAAGGCGGACGGTCAGTCAATCAAGCCGAGGGTGGAATCAGGGATGTCGCTTCTGCGCGAGATACGCCGGCGCTTCCCCCACCGCAGCGCCAACGACCTGCATTTGATGCCGGTACTGGTCGTCAGCGGGCACGGGAAGGAACCGAAGAACATCATCGGCGCCTTCAAGGATGGCATCGACGATTTTATCATGAAGCCGTTGAGCGTCGACGGGCAGGACGTTGGCGGCAAGATCCGCCGCTGCCTGGAGCTCGCCGGCCGAGATGACCATGGCGCTTGCGGCGCATGTAATCATGCGGCTGTGGTCGGCCAGGCGGAGAACGCGCCCACCGGAGCAGCGTTCTGGCACGCGCCCGACTATTCGGAGATTCGTCTGCACGGCGAGCGCTATTATTTTACGGGCGATATTCAGCGCGCTGCGATCGGCTTTCTCCATGCAGCAGCCAAGTCGGATGAGCCGTGGCGCTCAGGCAAGGTCATCCTGACGACGGCTAAATCAAGCGACACCAACATGCGCATGGTCAATTTGTTCGGTCGCCATCCCGCCTGGGGCGTACTGCTGCTCTCGGATCGGCGAGGAAAATACTGTCTAAGGACAGAGTAGCCCTTCGCAAACCCATCCATCACCGGTCCATCACCGAGCCGGCAGCGTCCAACAGCGATCCACCACCGATCCTGCGGACAGAATTTCTCCGCACATCCATCCTCTCCGCAGGTTTTCGCTGAAAGCCGAAGGAGAGGAGCATGACCGTCCGGCATCTCAATCAGATTGAGCTGGCCCAGCGCTGGCGGATCAGCCCTCGCACGCTGGAGCGTTGGCGCTGGCTGGGCCAAGGGCCGCAGCACCTCAAGATCGGCGGGCGCGTCGTCTACCGCCTCGAAGATGTTGAAACCTTCGAAGCCGAGAAGAGGCGGGAGTCGAGCCGATGAACGCAGTAACGCAAGGCCGCGTTTTCGCGGAAGCCCGCTCCGATAACTTTGTTTTCGCTCCGGTTCGCGGGCGAAACAGGGCGAAGTCATTCGAATTGGTGCCCGGCGGGCGAGCCGGTATTTCAATGGGAATGAAGACCGCCGATCACGTCTCCGTCCTGTTCGCGAACGAAGTCGCGCTCACGGCCTGGCTCAGCCGGGCAGCGCCCGGCGAGACGATCGAATATCACCGCGGGTTTCTCGGGATCGACCGCACGCCGCTGGGCCAGCCGATGAGTCCCGAGGATCGCGGCCATCTCATTCGCATCGCTGAATGCGCCATGCGGCTTGCCGAGCAGAGCCTCGTCCATCTCGTCCAACGCCGGCTCGGCGCCGACACCTTCAGCTATCTGGCCGTAGCGCGAGCGCGACCCGCTGGCGCGGCGCTCTCGTATTCCACCCTGATTGTCGAGGAGGCCGCCTGATGCCCGCGTCCAACCACCTGTCGCTCGACGAAATCCGAAAGCTTCCGATCGGCGAGATTGCCGCGCTGCCGGCAGATCAACTCGCTCTTCTCCAGCAGGATGCCGAGGCTGCGTTCGAAGCGGCAAAGCACCTCAAGGACTGGCTCGATGGCGCCATTGCGCTTCGCTACGGCGACCGAGCCGCCTCTGCCCGTGCCGCGGAAGACAAGGACACCGGCACGGTGCGTTTCGATGACGGGCCGGTCACGGTCGTCGCCGATCTGCCGAAACGAGTCGAATGGGACCAGGGGCAGCTTGTCGCGCTGGTCGAGCGCATTCGCGCCAGTGGCGAGGATCCGACCGAATACGTCGAGCTCGCGTTCAAGGTGCCCGAGCGAAAATACGCCGCCTGGCCTGCACACATCCGTGCCGCGTTCGCGCCAGCGCGCACCGTGAGGACCGGTAAGCCCAGCTTCGTGCTGCAACTTCGTAAGGAGTCCTGAGAACAACGGCGGGGCGGCCCACTCCGCAAGGACGGGCGGGCAATCCTTCGGCGCCCGGTCAACGCCCCGCCGTTTCCCAATCCGACCAACGATCGAAGAGCCGACATCCGGCGCAAGGATGAGGAGAGCAAATCAATGCCGGTTCGCATCGTGACCGCCGATGAGCGACTCGCCGGTGCCAATAACAAGACCTCCGTCGCCATCTTCGGACCTGCGGGTTGCGGCAAAACTTCGCTGTTACGGACGCTCCCGCCCGACCAGACCGTCTGCCTCGATCTCGAGGCTGGCATGAAATCTGTCCAGGACTGGCCAGGCGCCAGCATTCCGATCCGCAGCTTCGTCGATTTCCGCGATCTCGTGGTCCTGATCGGAGGCCCGGATCCTGCCGCTGATCCCAATGCCTGGTACAGCGCGCAGCATCTTCAGCACGCCCGCGGCGTCTATGCCGGCAGCGGCATCGAGGACTTCCTGCGGTCGAAATCGATCGTCTTCGTCGACAGCATCACCGATCTCACCCGCCAGGTCATGGTGTATGCCCGCCAGCAGCCGGAAGCCTTTTCCGAGCGTACCGGAAAGCCCGACGTGCGCGGCGCCTACGGCTTGCTTGGCCGCGAGGTGATTCAGGCGCTCAAGCATCTGCAGCACGCGCCCGGCAAGACCGTGATCTTTGTCGGCGTGCTGGAGAAGGTCACTGACGAGTTCAGCGTCACGACCTGGCAGCCGCAAATGGAAGGCTCCAAGGCCGGCCGCGAACTGCCCGGCATCGTCGACCAGGTGATCTCGCTGCACCTGTTCTCGCGCGACGCCGACGGTGGCTACGTGCTCGACGAGAAGGCGAGCGAACGCCGGCTCGTCTGCCGCGCAGGCAACCCATTCGGTCTGCCCGCCAAGGACCGCAGCGGCCGGCTCGATGTGACCGAACCACCCGATCTCGGTGCGCTGCTCGCCAAGATCAACACGCCACCGATAACGCACACCCGCGCAGCCTGATCGAATTTCCAACAGAGGAGACAGACGATGTACGATCTCAACGACGCCCAGCCGCAGATGGCGCCCATGGGCGAACTGATCCCCGATGGGACGTTCGCCAAGGTGAAGATGACCATTCGCCCGGGCGGCGTGAACGGTTCGACGCCGATGGATGCCAACCTGCTCAAGGCCTCGCAATCGAGCGATGCCAAGATGCTCGACTGCGAATTCACCGTGGTGGCGGGACCTTATGCCCGGCGTAAGTTCTGGCAGAATTTTACGGTCGCCGGCGGAAAGGTCGACGAGAAGGGCCAGTCCAAGGGCTGGAACATCTCCAAGAGCGCGTTCCGTGCCATGGTCGACAGCGCGCTCGGTCTCGATCCCAAGGACGAGAGCCCCGCCGCGAAACAGAAGCGCGTCATCCAGGGGCTGAAGCAACTCGACGGTATCGCGTTCGCGGCCCGTATCATGATCGAGCCGGCGTCGAACCCGCAGTACAAGGACCAGAACAAGCTCGCCAACGTGGTGCTGCCGGGCGAGCCGCAATACGCGGCGATCATGCGCGGTGAGACCGTGCAGCCGGACCCGGTCAACGCCAAGCCGCGCAAACCAACAGACTCCGCCACACAGGCGCCCGCCTGGGGCAACCAGCCAAACCCCGCGCCGGCGCCAACGGGCGTGCCGTGGGCGAACCAGGGCGCAACCAACCCGCCTCAGGGCGCTCCCGCGACCGGCCCAGCCTGGCTCAATGGCTGAGGCTTCGAGCGCACGCATGACCGATGACGAATGGCAGGCGCATGTCACGCATGAAGCGGCGAAGGCGATCGGCGAATGGCTCGAAGGAAGAGGAGGCCTGCACCAGCCCATCCGCTGCTTGACCATGCCCGAGCTCGAGGCGATGGCGCAGAACGCGATCAGCGTCTTCATCGTGAAGGCGTCGGAGCGAATCGCCCATCGCCGCGACGAGCCCGGGTCGCAGAAGCTCTCGACGCTGCTTCTGGGGTGAGGGCTTGCGCTTTCTGCAGCCGGGAAGCTCGCGGTTTCTACTACACCCACCAGCTCCGCGCAGATCGCTATCCGACTTATCCCTTCTGCTCGATGCGCTGCCTCACGGCGGGTAGCGCCATCGCCAAGAGGAAACGCGGAATGATCGACAAGACCGACATGGAGATACGCGCGATCAAGGACGCGCGCCGCCTTCTCGCAGAAGTCCTCACCGAACTGGGCCTGATGGAGCCGTTCCACGATCGCACCGCCGAAGAAATCGATCGGATCATCGAGGCCTGCGTCGATGGCTTCCAGAATTCCATGCAGCGCCAGTCGCTCAACGACGACATCCCATTTTGAGGTTCGTCAATGATCGACCTGAACCACGGATCCGGATGCCAATACGAGGGCCCCAGCCGAGCACCGGGCATCGGTATCCCGGTCAATGCAGCGATCGATAATGCGCTCATTGCCCGCGACCGTGCACAACCGCCGCGGCGCTACGTCAGCACGTCCGGACTCGGCCGCGAATGCCTGCGGCAGATTCAGTACGACTATCTTGCCGTCCCGAAGGACGAGGGTCGTGAGTTCGAACCGAAGACGCTGCGCATCTTCGAAGCCGGCCATCGCGGCGAGGATATCGTGGCAGCGTGGCTGCGCGCCGCCGGGTTCGACCTGCGCACGCAACGCTCAGATAGCCGACAGTTCGGATTTTCGGCCCTCGACGGTCGCTTCCGGGGTCACATCGATGGCTGTCTCGTTGGTGGCCCAGTCGCGATGGATTTTCCGGCGCTCTGGGAAAACAAGGCAGTAGGCGCCGCGCCCTGGAAGGAGGTCGTCAAGAAGGGCGTCGTGTTGGCGAGGCCGCTCTATGCCGCGCAGATTGCGCTCTATCAGGCCTATCTCGAGCTGCCGAATCCCGCACTCTTCACCGCGCTCAATCGAGACACGTTCGAGCTTCACTGCGAGCTAGTTCCGTTCGATGCGGTACTTGCCCAACGCGCCAGTGATCGAGCCGTTCAGATCGTGCGTGCGAGCGAAGCGCAAGAGCTCCTGCCGCGCGCCGCCGCCGACCGAAGCTCGGCCGTCTGCCGTGGCGGATGGACGTCTGGCGAGTGGCACGCGCCCTGCGCCTGGCAGGACCGGTGCTGGAGGACGGCGCAATGACCGATATTACGCCCTCCGACACGCAGGCGCGTGCCATTGCCGCCATTAAGGACTGGTTTCAGAACCGGACCGACAAGCAGCAGGTATTCAGGCTGTTTGGCTATGCCGGCACCGGCAAGAGCACGGTCCTCAAGTTCGCGCTCGACGAGCTCGGGCTTGAACCGCACAAAAGCGATCGTGAGGGCGGTACCTGCGTTCCTGGCGTTGTCACCGCAACATTCACCGGCAAAGCCGCGCTGGTACTGCGTCGGAAGGGCACGCCGGCGCGCACCATCCACAGCCTCATCTACAGCGTGATCGTCGCCACCGACGAGGAAATCGAGGCAGCAAGCAAAAAGATCGCAGAAGCAGAGAACGCCGCGCGCCGGCTCAGAGACTTCGAACGCACCGCCGCTGAAGCGGCGATCGAGGCGATGCGGCAGGCGTTGTCGCAGATGAAGAAGCCGCGCTTTGCGCTCAACCCGCAGAGCGACGCCGCGCATGCCAAGCTGATCGTGCTCGATGAGGTCTCGATGGTCGGCGAAGAGATGGCGCGCGACCTGATGAGCTTCGGCAAACCCATCCTGGTGCTCGGCGATCCCGGCCAACTTCCGCCGATCAAGGGCGAAGGCGCGTTCACCAACGAGGCGCCAGATGTCATGCTGACCGAGATCCATCGGCAAGCCGAGGAAAGCGCCATCATCCGGCTCGCCACCATGGCGCGCCGGGGCGAGCCGATCGGCTTCGGCCAGTACGACACGTTCGTCTGGAAGATGCGCAAGATGGATGTGACGCCGGAGCAATGCCTGCGCGGGGGTCAGGTGATCTGCGGGCTCAACGCCACGCGGCTCCAGCTCAACAACGCCATGCGGAGTGCCGCCGGTTTCGGCGGCGGCTTTCTGCCGACCGGTCATGGCGAGAAGATCATCTGCCTCAAGAATGAGAACGATCGCGGCCTGATCAACGGCATGTTCGTTACCCTCGACGACATCGTCGACGAGGGCAGTCTCTTCTTCTCCGCGACGGTCACCGACGAGGAGGGCAACCCGATCGGTCGTCTAGGGAGCGACGGCAACCGAGAGCGGCTGCGCATCTACAAGGGTCATTTCGAGGACCATGTCGCGTTCGATCGGCAGCGCCATGACCGCGACTGGAGGCACAAGCGCAATCTGACCGAGGCGACGTTCGGCTGGGCGATCACTGGGCACAAGTCGCAAGGCTCACAATGGGAGAACGTCATCGTTTGGGATGACGGTCTCGGCCGCAACGAGGCGGACCGGCGCCGCTGGCTCTACACCGTGATCACGCGCGCCGAGCGGGGGCTGGTGATTCTCGCATGATCGATCTCAACGAGGTCTGGAGGCCGCCCGCCCGATACGACCTCCGCGAGATTCGTGAGCGGCTTTGTGCGACGGCAGCCGAGTGGCTGCCGCCGCTGTTTCCGCATGCGCGACTATCGGCCGACGGCAAGACGTTGCGCTGTGCCGATCTGTCCGGTCGTGCGCCGCGCAATGAAGGCTCGTGTGTCATCCACCTCCGGGGCCCGCGCGCCGGTTGGGGTTACGATCACGCCACCGGCGAGTGCGCGGGTCCGATCGACATGATCCACCATGGCACCGGGCTCACACCACCGGCGCTGTTCGAGGAAGCCGCGCGCAATGCCCGGCTCGACCGGCCGGCGCCAGTGAGACCGGCGCCGGCGCCGCGCCGGGACCACAGTCATGAGGTCGCCCGCATTCTTGCGGGCTGTCAGCCGCTCGCGGGCACCCCCGGCGAGGTCTATCTGCGCAGCCGCGGCCTCTCCGACCCCGGCTCTGCCGACCTTCTGTTCAACCCCGACTTGACCGACTACGAGGCAAAGCGTGGCTGGCCCGGCATGGTGGCGATCGTCCGCGATGGTGCGGGCGCGACTACCGGCGGGATCCACCGCACGTTTCTGCTCGATGATGGATCGGGCAAGGCACCCGCCGGCAAGAAGATGCTTGATCCGGTCGCCGGCGGTTCGGTCCGGCTTGCCCCACCGCATGAGGACGGTCGCCTCGGCATTGCTGAAGGCATCGAAACAGCCCTCTCGGCGCAGGTGGTCTTCAGGATTCCGACCTGGGCCGCTCTGTCCGCCGACGGATTACGCCGCTGGGAGTGGCCGCAGGGCATCAAACACGTGATCATCTTCGCCGACGCCGGCGATGCAGGGATGCAGGCTGCCGCCGCGCTCGCCGACCGGCTCAATGCCGCCGACATACCGAACACCATCGTTCGCCCGCTGCATGGCGACGATTTCAACGACGATCTGCTGCACGGGGCGACGGCCGCCGACTACCAGCAATCGGAACCCATTGCGGTGAGCACGCCCGTCGCGCCGGCGAGTGTTGCGGAGTTTGAAGTAGCCGCCCGCGGCCTGACAAACCCGCCCGACATCACGGCTCTGGGTGCCTTGCTTGGTCAGCTCGTCCTGGCGCGCCTGGAGCCCTTGCCCGAGCGCCAGGTGCTATCGGCGATCAAGAGCGCCTCCGGCATCGCTGTCTCCATTCTGGAAAAGCAGATCGGCGAGCTCCGCCACCGCCTGAATACCACCGGAGATATCCACCACCGGCCCGTTCGCCCCCGCTGGGCAAACCAGCTCCGCCTCGATCTCACCGGCACGCCCGAGCGCAATGAGGCCAACGTCATCACCGCGCTCTCCAATGACGCGGTGTTCGCAGGCGCCATGGTGTTCGACGAGTTCCGCCAGGAAGTGCTGGTGATGCGGCCACTGCCCTGGGACGAACAGCCGCCCACTCTGCCGCGTGCATGGACCGATGCGGATGATGTGCGCTGCGCCGAGTGGCTGCAGCGCCGCGAGATCAATGTCTCACCTATCACGGTCAGCCGCGGTGTAGGCGCGGTCGCACGTGAGATTCGTATTCACCCGGTGCGCGATTATTTGGCGAGCCTGCGCTGGGATGGCGTGCCGAGGCTGGAACGATGGGTGATCGTTTATCTCGGCGCCGACGACACTCCGCTCAACCGCGCCATCGGCTCGCGGTGGACGATCTCGGGTGTCGCTCGCATCATGCAGCCCGGGTGCAAGGTCGATCACATGCTGATTCTCGAAGGGCCGCAGGGCAGTAAGAAGTCCAGTGCGATCAAGGTGCTCGCCTGCGCAGACTGGTTTACCGACGAGCTCGCCGAGATCGGCAGCAAAGATGCCGCGCAACAAATGCGCGGAATCTGGGTTGTCGAATTCGCCGAGCTCGATGCCATCAGTCGCGCCGAGGTGTCGCGGATCAAGGCATTTCTGACCCGCACCACCGACCGTTATCGCCCGCCCTACGAGCGCTATGTGATCACGGTGCCGCGTCAATGCATCTTTGCCGGCAGCGTCAATCCAGAAACGTATTTGCGCGACGAGACCGGCAACCGACGCTTCTGGCCGATCCGTTGCGGGATGATCGACGTCGACGGGCTTGCGCGCGACCGCGATCAGCTGTGGGCCGAAGCGGTCGCGCGCTATCGTGAAGGCGCCATCTGGTGGCTCGACGACCCGGAGCTGATCGCTCTTGCCAAGGCCGAGCAGGATCAGCGCTACCACGCCGACGCCTGGGACGCCCGTATCGATCGGTGGCTCGTCTATGAGCGGCGGCGTGTCAATCATGGCTACGCCAACTACGATGATTGGCACGACGAGGAAATGGAGCGGCCGACTCCGCTAACCGACGTATCCGTGGGTGAAATCCTCGAAGGTGCACTTGGGATCGAGCCAGCGCGATGGACGAAGGCCGATCAGATGCGCGTTGGCGCGTACCTCAAGACGAGGCAATGGGTAAGATATCAGGCACGCAACGGAGCGGTTAGGGAGTGGCGGTATAGAAGATCGGTGGCCGAGTGAACCATCGGATTAGTGTCGGTATGCGGGTCAATTCGAACGCTCAGAGCGGATAGCGCGATGGATCGACGCGCACGGGTCGCGATAGCTGCATTAAAGTTCAATACGCATCGCGCATCTGAACTTTCCCCGCGGTTCGATCATCTTAAACCCGCAAGCGCGGAAAGACGAATCGACTCCAATGAACGTGTCCACATAACCGGCTCTGCCTTTCATTACTTGTGGAAAAGCATCCAACGCCGGCGCTTTGTTTGTTTTGGCAAACCAGATCGCACCCTGCAGAAGGTAGCGCATATAACCTTGATTTCTGTAGCCTGCCTTGACGAAGAAGCATGACACCCGCCAGGCCTTAATTTCGTCTATCGATTTAGAAACGTGCGAGCGTTCGAAAGTGGGGAGTGAGCCTGGGGGCGTCACAGCGCACCATCCCACCGCAATATCATCCTTGAACAGCAGGACGCCTACGTGTTCTTTCCGTCTCACGATTTGCTTAAATCTCGTTCGGCGCTCCTCTTTAGTCAGGGCTTGCCATTCCGGACGAGGCAGTCGCCACCACATGCACCAACATCCACCATTTGCGCCCTGGAGGCGGCCGAACAGTTCCTCAAACTTGTCCCAATTCTGAGACGTCAACGGCTCAACTTTGTGTTTGCTGTCGAGCTTAAGGTGCATGGCTCAGCCTAATAGCTCTTCATTGTAAGCGCGACGCGGTGGCCACGGATTGAAGTATTTGGCCTCTTCGCTAATTGGATGGCCGTGAAACAGCCCATAGTTAACATGAGATGACTGAAACTTCCCCGAGCTGATGTAGTCCAAGATGAGATGAGGCCATACCTCCAAATTTTCGGTGGAATCGAGCCGCGCATCGCGAGTCACCGAACCAGGAATAAGAACGTCAGTATGATAGGCTGCGGAGTACCTCCTGACTTCGCCCACTGATTTGCTGATTTGAAACGGACAGCGCTCACCTGGTTTTGATCCGTGATGCCAGCTGGTAGAAAATGCGCGATCGTGGCCGATGCCGCCGTTTCCAATCGAGCGAAGGGCAAGGTCGAACATCATCTTGACGGCAGATTCGAAGTCCGGCGCCAAGCCGCGCATCACGAGCGAGTTGGCCAAGTGGCCTGGTGAATTAACGGAAATCACCATGCCGCCGGGGACTCTACGATCATGGTTCAACGTTCGATGCGCTCCGGAATAGAATATGTTGACGCCGGCCTTGAATAGTTTCCAGGCCCCGGCCGCGCGAAGAGGCATCGCTTCCGTATAAATCGTGTCCAGCTCTATAGGGGCAGCCTCGATTAGGTACAGACTTGAGATGCGCTGACATATCTGGATCAGCTCATCGCTAGGTTTGCACCACGCGAGGCGCTTCGAGAGAAGCATGATTAAGAACCCGTGCGAGAGACCTGCCGCGGCACGATCTTTCCATTGCCTCCGTGCGCGTTGAATCTTGCCAGATATTACTGACTCGCCATCTGCGATGTCGGACTCTTCTAGCCAGCAGACGTCGAAATCAAATCCTTTCAGGCCTTTCGATGCAATGCGCCCGAATAGACAAGGTTGGTGACGCGAAAGCCATTCGCGCAGCAGCTGGTGTTTCTCTTCTCGTCCGATTGCTCTGTCGAAGAGCGTGGCATGCGCGTTGTCCATGTCGCTTCCAAAGCTGAACTCTGGGTCGAGTTTTTCCGCCTGATCGATGAGAACACTGAGAGGGGGTTCGATTGGTACCGCGCCCTCCGGCAGGAGGAGCGGCCTAGAAGGTCCGGGCAAGACTGTCCGGTACCCCGGAGCCAAATCGATATCCCAGCTCCGGTCTCGGGGAATGAGGGGGCGCTGGTCGAAGAAGGGAGCTAGCCTCCCGAGAACATCCAAATTCACGGCCGCGGGATGCATTGAGCGCCTCGTTCGATTAATCGAACATATTCGTTTGATTAATAGGACTGGACTGGCTAAGTTGTCAACCGATCCGAACGATTTCGTTCGGTTGACAAAACGAATTGGCGTATAGATATACGCGCCGACTCACCGCCTGCGTCGCGCGCTCTGAGGTTCCCATGCTGGATTTCGCCGCTCGTCTCAAGCAACTTCGGCTTGAAAAAGGCCAGTCTTTGCAGGATGTTGCCGACGCCGTTCAAGCTTCCAAAGCGCACATTTGGGAGATCGAGAACGGAAAAAGCCGAAATCCTTCGATCGAGCTTCTGAGCCGGTTGGCAGGTCACTTCGGCGTGAGCGTGTCTGCGCTTATTGGCGAGGGTATGCAATCCGCCGCCGACGACGAGGCGCTGGTTTTCTATCAGGCGGTCCGACGGCTGCCCAAGGGCGACCGCGAGGTCCTCAAGGCGGTCATTGAGGGTATGAAAGCCAGGGCCGGCGCCGCCACCCCTTAGCCCCATAGACCCTTCCCGCACCAATGAGCAGTTGCACCCTTCTTGAAACAATCGTAACACTTCCCCGTTATTCGGGGAGCGCGCGCGGCAGAGCCGCGCGCGAACGCTTGGGACAAAGCCCATGGATGAACTGAAGCCTCGCGACGACTTCGCACCGGAAATCCTCCGAGCACGCGTCGATGCATGGGTGGAGGAAAGGGGTCGGAAAGACCTCGTCCGCACAATCAAATCCGCAGAGCAGGCGCGTGAGTCGATCCGCGCGATGTTGCGCGTCGATCAGCAGACGCTCAACAATCCCGTAACGCTTTAAAAGTTGGCGGATGCGTTTCGAGTAGTGCCGTTTTCCCCGGCGGCACTCTCCCAAATTGTCATCGAAAAGAGCTTCGGCGCTTCTCCCTCCGTCGGGAGGAAGAAGAACGTGGCGTACTTGGGTTCCTATCTCACCAAGTTAGGAGCCAAGACCATGGTCGTCGAGGACGCTTATATCGACAAAGATTTTCTGGAGGATTTCGCCGCGTACTATGTCAGGTGTTTCGCGGATTACTCCAAGACCTGCACCAGGCTTCACTTCTTCTCCGTCGAATTCGGAGAGGAGGAATTCCAATCCGCACTGCAACGTGCCACCGATCATCCGGTTCGGGATGCCAACTATCTTGGCTTTGTTGTCTTAAAGCCGCTGCCAGATACAGTGATTGGCCGGACATGCTTGCGTCCGTGGAATGATAGTCCGACACGAAAACGGACATTTCCAATCGTCTGCGATGTACCGGCCAACTTGTATGGTATCAATTTGGTCGTGCGCTCATTGCCGTACCAGGAGCAAGACACTGATGTGGCTGCGTGTGCTACTAGCGCGCTCTGGTCGGCACTTCACGGCACAGGCAGACTATTCCAGCACCAGATTCCTTCGCCCGTCGAAATAACGAGGGCGGCGTCGGCGCATTCGAGGGTAGACGATCGCTCCTTTCCGAATCGCAACGGTCTCAATCCCTTCCAGATCGCCGATGCAATCCGAAGTGTTGGCCTAGAACCTCTCGCGATTCGCGGTAGCAACACCACAATGGTGCGTGTAGCCGCGGCCGCGTACCTTCGATCAGGCATACCCTGCATTCTCCTTTCTAGGGTAATCGATGTCGCTACGAAGAAAGAACTTGGCCGACATGCGGTTGCCGTCAATGGATACAGCTTCGGAAAGTTGGAGCCGAAACCCTGGCACAAGAACGCATCGCTCTTCCGCGCCGCGACAATCGATCGGCTGTATTGCCACGATGATCAGATTGGGCCTTATGCGGCGCTGGAGTTTGATCCCGGCGGATCGATCACCGCCGGCATTGATGAGGATAGGATCGAAATACAACCAGAAAATCTAATCGTTCCTCTGTATCACAAAATCCGGATCCCGGTAGCCACCATAATTGACAAGATTGTTGCGCTGGACGCCACAGTAGAACTCTTGAGGTCGGCACGGATGCTGCCACTCAAGAATCGACTCGTATGGGACATATATTTGAATGATATCGGTCGATTGCGAACACGTCTGTTCGATTCTGATTTACCGAATGCGCTACGGCTTTCGAGGTTGAAAAAATCATATCCACGCTACGTTTGGTGCGCGACGGCACGGGTCGGTGACGAGATTCAATTCATTCTGCTATTCGATGCAACGGATCTTCTGCAGGCGGAACAGTTTTTGGACTGCATCCCATTCAACGCATCCGTATGTTCGTCGTTGGCTGTTGTTAGCGGGAATCCAGATATCCGTAATTCTGATCGCGTATTCGCTTGGTTCGATGCCAATTCAGACCAGTTCGTCAATTGACCACCAAGCCACGATGAAAAGTGTTGTTAAGCGCCCGTACGCCACATGTCCTGAAGTCAGGCGCCTAGCAGTGGTGACAAGGTAGTGACAGAAATTTTCCTGTCAAAACAAGCGTGTCACCACTGTCACCACCTGCACCACCTGTTTCAAACCATACACGTAAGAAAGGGTGTTCTGAGCATCCTCTCTATATGAATGTCTATAGGAGCAGGTGGTGACGTGGTGACAGTGGTGACAAACGGACTAAACCGTTGGCGCAGCGCGCGAATGTCTTGTCACCACCTCTTCAATGACGTCTTGCAAAGCCGCGCCAGGCGGTGACAACTACGATCTTCTTCGAAACTGTTCGCACGCGGTTATTTTCCGCTTGATCGGCACGAGTCGCTCGCCATAAGGTCGCTGCTGACCGAAGCCGAAGGCTCACTTGCGTGAGTCTTCGTTGTGAACATTTCCACCGAACCTGCGGTGGCCGAGCCGGCTGAGCGATCAATCGATCGCAGCCGATCCTCTGTACTCGCGCTCGATCTCGGCACCACGACCGGCTGGGCGATGCAGCTCGCCGGCGGCAGGATTGAGAGCGGCGCCGTCTCGTTTCGACCGAGCCGGTATGACGGCGGGGGCATGCGCTATCTGCGCTTCCGAGGATGGCTCGATAGCATTGCGGCGGATGCTGGCGGCCTTGCAGCGATCTATTTCGAGGAGGTGCGGAGGCATCTCGGCACTGATGCAGCGCATGTCTACGGCGGCCTCCTCGCAACGCTGACCGCCTGGTGCGAGCAGCATGGTATCGCCTACCAGGGCGTACCGGTCGGCACGATCAAGCGCTTCATTGCCGGCAAGGGGAATGCGGATAAGTCAGCGGTCATTGCCGCCGTGCGGGTGCGTGGCTTTCAGCCCGTCGACGACAACGAAGCAGATGCCATCGCCATCTTGCTCTGGTCCGTCGAGACGCACGGAGGCGTGCGATGACGCGCGTGCGTCTCCCTAATCGTCGTGCCGCCGAAACAGTCGACCTCGAGCATGGCGGGCAACGGTTCACCGTAACGGTCGGGTTCTATCCAGACGGACGTCCAGGCGAAGTGTTTACGCACGGACTCCGGAGCGGTTCGAACCTCGACGGTCTCTTGGCCGACGCGTGCATCGTCGTCTCCTGCCTCATGCAGCACGGAGTCGAGCCGCACGAGATTGCGAGCAGCATGGGCAGGCTCGGCAACACGGAGCCGGCTTCGATCATTGGTGCCGTTATCGACTTCGCGGCAACCGCAGCAAGCCCGACGTCGCAGAACACTGAGGGGGCACACCAATGACTGGCGAGAAGATGCTCAAGCGCGCTGCCGAATTGGTAACTCATCGGCGCACGACCTACGGCGATCCGGCCAGCTCCATGGCGACCGTCGCAGCACGCTGGTCGCTCACGCTCGGGCATCCCGTCACGCCGGCCCAGGTTGCACTGTGCCTGATTGATCTCAAGCTCACGCGCTTGGCGCACGACCCGACGCATCTCGATTCTGTTCTCGACGTCGCCGGCTACGCGGCCGTGCTGCGGGAGGTCACGCGATGAGGTGGTTTCCGAGGGGCTATGGCGGCGAGCGTCGTTCGCCCGAGCACCTCAAGCGGGATGGATGGCACGACCAGAACGTCCTTGTCGTCAGCCCGGACGATCATCGACTCACCTGGCCGGAGCGCGAGCTGATCCGTCAGATCGGCGAGAAGCTTTACGGCAAGCGGGACGCAAAGGAAGCATGCCATGCCTGACCTCAACTGGACGCCGTCGGTGGTCGAGGAACGTTTCATTGAAGCGGCCGACGTGATGAAGCGGCTGCCCGACGTTCGCGTGCCGGGTTACTTTAATACCTGGCCGAAGGTGCTGCGCGAGTTTGCCGATCTCGTCGGGCAAGAACCTGCGCCGATGTGTCGGCCGCGGCCGTCACCGGACTCGATCAGTCGAATGGATGAGACGCTCGGATGGTTGCTGTGGCTTGAACCGATCGATGCAAAGATCGTGTGGCTGCGCGCGACCGGCGAGCGGTGGAAGACGGTGTGCTGGACGGTCGGTCTTGCCCGGCAAACGGCGCATCAGCATTGGCTCTACGCTCTCTGCGTGATCTCGCTTCGGCTTAATGGACGGAGAGTCCCGCGCAAGCGTTCGCGTCAGTTCGTAATGGAGCGTGCTCGTGCGGCGGTTGCTTGAGAACAGAATAGAAAAGTGTCCGCCTGACACTTTTCTCACTTCCATAAACACGCGAATTCGATAGCTTCGACGGCATGATCGCGAGAGGCGCACGCGAACGAAATCACGGGTCCTCCCTGGCGGAAATTGGTATGCGGGGGGCAATGGCCCGGAATTTCGCTACAGGCAGCCCAGAAATCTGAGTTACCAGTTACCACCCGACGTTTGCCCCTGTGTGCCCTAAAGGCGCGCAACGGCGCGCGTTTTTGACCCGGCCGGCTGGTAACCGCCGCGCCTGGTAACCTCAAGCCGGTTACCACCCGTCGCGGCACCGCCCCGACACGAACCACATGACGCCGCGACTGCCCGATACGGTCGAGCATTGGCCGCTCGATCGGTTGATTCCGTACGCGCATAACGCCCGAACGCACGACGACGGCCAGGTGACGCAGATCGCAGCCTCGATCGTCGAGTTCGGCTGGACCAATCCGATCCTAGTCGATGCGGAAGGCGGTATTGTTGCAGGCCACGGCCGGTTGCTGGCGGCGCGCAAGCTCGGCCTCGACACGGTGCCGGTCGTCGTTCTCGATCACCTGACGCCGTCGCAGCGGCGCGCTTACGTCATCGCCGACAACAAGCTCGCGCTCAACGCCGGCTGGAACGAGGAGCTGCTGGCATCCGAACTGCACGCGCTGAACGGTGAGGGCTTCGATCTTGGACTCACCGGTTTCTCCGACGCCGAGCTCGATGCGCTCATGGCGCCGCTTGGTGACGAGACCGAGACCATCGACGGTGATGGCGAGGACGCCGCCGACGAGATGCCGGCTCCGCCCCGCGAGCCAGTCTCTCGCTTGGGCGACCTCTGGCTAATCGGCAAGCATCGGCTGCTGTGCGGGGACAGCACGGAAGCCTCGGCAGTGGCGCGCGTCATGGACGGAGAGCGCGCGGCGCTCGTCTTTACGTCGCCGCCCTACGGAAACCAGCGCGACTACACCACCGGTGGCGTCGGCGATTGGGACGCACTCATGCGCGGCGTCTTCGCGGCGTTGCCGGTCGCGGACTCGGCCCAAGTCCTGGTCAATCTTGGGCTGGTCCATCGCGACAACGAATGGCAGCCCTATTGGCAGACCTGGCTCGACTGGATGCGCGAGCAGGGCTGGCGCCGCTTCGGGCTCTACGCCTGGGACCAGGGCCCGGGATTGCCGGGCGACTGGAATGGTCGGCTCGCGCCGGCCTTCGAGTTCGTCTTTCACTTCAATCGCAAGGCTCGCAAGCCCAACAAGATCGTCCCCTGCAAGTGGGCCGGTCACGTCAACGACACGCACGGCGGCATCCGGCACAAGGACGGGCACGGCAGGCGAATGGACGCATGCCGGCCAGGGCGTTCAGGAGACGCGGATCCCCGACAACGTCATTCGCATCACGCGGCACAAGGCGCGCGGCATCGAGACCGAACATCCCGCCGTATTTCCGGTCGCGCTGCCGGAATTCATGATGCGGGCCTACAGCAACGAGCGCGGCATCATCTACGAGCCTTTCGCGGGCTCGGGGACCGGCATCATCGCGGCCGAACGTTCCGGGCGACTCGTGAGGGCAATCGAGCTCGCTCCCGAATATGTCGATGTCGCGCTCCGCCGGTGGCGCAAACTCTTTCCTGATCAGCCAGTGAAACTCGATGGCGAAGGCCAAACCTTCGAAGCGGTCGCGCGAACGCGCGGGGTCGCAATCCCCGACGACGAGTGACGCACTGCAGGTCGAGCTCTGGCCGATCGACCGGCTTCTACCATATGCGGCAAACGCCCGGACGCATTCCGACGAGCAGGTCGCCCAGATTGCCGGCTCGATCGCGGAATTCGGCTTCAACGTGCCGTGTCTGGTTGACGACCGCGGCGTGCTCATCGCCGGCCATGGCAGGATCGTTGCAGCGAAGCGGCTTGGTCTGCAACAGGTCCCGGTCATTCGGCTCGGGCACTTGACTGATGCTCAAGCGCGCGCGTTTCGCCTCGCTGACAATCGCATTGCGCTCAACGCCGGCTGGGACGACGAACTGCTCTCTGCCGAGCTGGAACGACTCAAGGAGGATGGCGTCGACCTTGCCTTGCTCGGGTTTGCCGAGGACGAGCTCGATCGACTGCTCGACGAACTCAACGGGGGTGGGGCGGCGGAGGGAGAGGATGAAGTCCCCGAACCGCCCGCCCAGGCGATTACCCGGCCCGGCGACCTTTGGCTGCTTGGACCGCATCGCCTGCTGTGCGGTGACGCCACAGTTGCTAGTGACGTTGGGCGTCTCCTCGATGGCGCGCATCCGCACCTGATGGTGACGGACCCGCCTTATGGGGTCGAGTACGATCCTAACTGGCGAGTCGAGTCCGGTGTTTCCTCGACTGCGCGGCCGGGCAAGGTCAACAACGACGATCGCGCCGACTGGCGCGAAGCCTGGAGCCTGTTTCCGGGGGAGGTCGCGTACGTCTGGCACTCGGGAATTTACGCGCGGACGGTCGCGGAGAGTCTCGATGCTTGCGGCTTCCTGATCAGGGCCCAGATCGTATGGGCCAAGCCCCGCCTGGTGCTGAGCCGCGGCGACTATCACTGGCAGCACGAACCGTGTTTCTATGCGGTGCGCAAGGGAGCAAGCGGACACTGGCAGGGCGCGCGCGATCAAACCACGTTGTGGACCATCGCCACCGGCGAGAGCGACGAGGCGACCGAACACGGCACCCAGAAACCGGTCGAGTGCATGCGCCGGCCGATCGTGAACAACAGTGCCAAGGGCAATCTCGTTTATGAACCTTTCGCGGGATCTGGCTCGACGCTGATTGCTGCCCAGTCCGTCGGCCGCGCCTGCCTCGCCATGGAGATCGACCCGCGCTACTGCGACATCATCGTCGAGCGATGGCAGCGAAGCACGGGCGGTCAGGCGATCAGCGACGGCGACGGTCGATCCTTCGAGGAGGGCAAATAAGGGTTTGTTAAGGCTGAGCAGGCTGGATTAGAAGGGACGCTGATTCGCACAAATCGAGGCACAATGCGGTCGAGGACGCTTTTCACAATCGGATACGAAGGCAGTTCGATCGCCGACTTTCGAGCGACGCTCGAAGGCGCACAAATCAACCTTGTGATCGATGTTCGGGATGTTCCCATTTCGCGCAAGCGGGGATTTTCCAAGACTGCGTTAGCCAGTTGGCTTGCCTCTGCCGGTATCTCTTATCTGCACTTGAAAGGTTTGGGAGATCCGAAACCAGGGCGAAACGCCGCGCGCGAGGGCCGCTTCGCGGATTTCCGTCGAATTTTTGCAGCTCATTTGGTTAGTGACGTGGCCCAGGCTGATCTAGCCCGGGCGGTCGAGGCCGCCATCGGCAACAAGGCCTGTCTCCTCTGCTTCGAGCGCGACCATCACAATTGTCATCGCTGTATGGTCGCAGAAGCCATGGTTCAAAGGCGTGACTTCAAGCTTCTACATCTAGGCGTTCGTTCGGGGCTTGCGACGAATCGCATCCCGGCATTTGAATGCACGCATGGTGGAGCCCCAGCCATCCTCGGGTAGCGCCGAGGCCGTCGTCATCGTCAAGGCCGCGCCTCAAGTCGGGCAGCGGCATGGTGAAACAGTTTGCTGCGCTGGCATTGACCTCTACGGCCATTGGTTGCGGCTTTATCCGGTGTCATTTCGGACTTTGGATGAAGGACAGAAGTTCGGAAGATGGGATCGGATCAAGTTCAAGTGGCGTCGTCCAAATGATGATCCGCGGATCGAAAGCCGACGCGTCGATCAGCAGTCGATTGAAATCGTAGGCGAGCTGAAGGCCGCCGAACGAGAAGCATTCCTGGCAAAATTGATCGTCACGAGCCTTACTCGCGAACGAAAGGCGGGGCGCAGCTTTGCACTCCTGAAACCTGAAATACTAAGCTTCAATGCCGAACGTAAGAGTGACGCGGAAGTTGCCGAAGAAAAGAGCCGATTTGCAGCGCTGCATGCACAAGCCGATCTGTTCAATTCCAAGCCGCTGATCCCCTACAATCCGTGCCCTTATCATTTTCGGTACAAGTACCGGATTGATGACGGTGTGCGTGAAGGCACTTGTCAAGACTGGGAAATCGAAGCGACATTTTTCAATTGGAGCAGACGGTACGGTGAGCAGCAAGCACTCGACCACATGCGGCGGGTTTTCGGCGAAGAGTATCCGAGCAAGGGCATGCTGCTCGCTATGGGCACACATTCACTCTATCCAGACACGTGGCTCATCAATGGTGTGATCCGACTCGACGAGGTACATCAATTGCCGCTGTTCTGATCAACATCCTTCGCTGCTTCAGTTTGGCAGCGGATTCGACGTGGGTGTTCTACAGTCTCGACGCGAGATGGTATCTGCTAGGTTGAGCCTTCGTCTGTGGCGGCAACGGCAAAACGCTGCCGAACAGTGAAGTCCGGCAGCGTGCTCAAGCTTGTAGGCGATTGACCTAGCTAGTTTACGATGCGGTAAACGCGGCCGCGGCCTTCGACCTTCTCCGACTGCACGTTCAGGCCAAGCTTCTTCTTGAGCGCGCCGGCAAGCGCGCCGCGCACCGTGTGCGCCTGCCAGTCGAACTTCTTGACGATCTCCTCGATCGTGGCGCCATCCGGGCTCTTGAGCATTTCGATGAGCTGGGCCTGCTTGCTGTTGGCGCGTGTGCCGGGCGTCTTGGCTTTTGCTGGGGCCTTCCGCTTCTGACCAGTTTTGGTCTTCGCCTTGCTTGTCTTGGCCATCTCGGGCTCCTTCGTAGTCGGGGCGCGACCATCGCGACCCTTCTACGACCCCGAGCCCCGCATAGGAGCGGGGCAGAGTCTTGGAGCGCGAAAGCCAGTCAGTTCCGGCGCGACAGCAAGCGGTCCATTGATTGCTGGAAGGTTTCGTTGGGGAGCGCAGTCTCGGCAGCGTGTCGGATCACTCCGAAAATGACGAGCTGCATGCGTCTGACGGCCTGTTCGAGTGTCTCTCCGGGCTGGATCTGGGCGCCGCAATTCGCCAGGAATTTCCGCAGCGCCGGCTCGCGCGCGGCGGCGACGCGCGCGCGAATCTCTGCGGGAGTAAGTCCGGTCCAGTCTTCCACGGCGATTGTCCTCTCGATGGTCACGCGGCCGCTTCGGCCATGATTTCGCAGTCGGTGACGAAGCCGACCAGATAGGGCAGCCCGCGCGGAATGCCGGTCTCACGAGACGTGCGCCTATCGATTGTCCAAGTCATCCAGCGATCGATGGCGACTTCGATTGCTTGCGTCAGGAGCCGTCCTTCGAACAAGCCGTTGGCCACGTCGTCGGCGAAGTGCCGGCCATGGCGGCTGTCGAGGAAATCGCGAACACCGACGTCTGAGCATCCGGTCGCTTCGCCAATGGCCCGCATGGCGATCGGCCAGGCTTCGGCGGGGTCGGCATGATGGCGGATGGTGCCGAAGAAGCCCCAGGCTTCGTTGTTGCTGGCCAATGTGGCGATCTTGGTCATGGCGGTCTCCGTTCCGTGATGACGCCATAAATGCGCTGCTCCGGCCCGGAGCCAAGCAGATAATCGGATCATTTGATTGCTTTGTTCGCGCCAGGACTATCATGGGATTATCGATCCGCGCTTATGCCCGCCGACGCGGGGTAAGCCATGTCGCGGTACTGCGCGCCATCAAGCAGGGCCGGGTGCCTCTGGAGTCGGATGGCACGATTGATCCGGCGAAAGCCGACGCGGCGTGGCAGCGCTCCACGGACCCTGGACGCACGAAGGTAACGCCGAAGACCTCGGCAGAGAAGCTTCGTCCCGTCGGCGAAGCGGCGCTTGGGTCAGTGCGCGAGACGCTCAAGGAGCAAGGGCTACCGGCGGGCGGCAATGTCACTTTCGTCCAGGCGCGCACTGCGCACGAGATCGCGAAAGCCCATCTCGCGCGGTTGCGCCTGCAGCGCATGAAGGGCGAGCTCGTTGACCGTGCCCGCTCGATGGCACTGGTGTTCCGGCTTGCGCGCGAAGAGAGGGATTCCTGGCTCAACTGGCCGGCGAGGGTCGCAGCTCTGATCGCGGCCGACCTCGGCGTTGAGGCGCACGCGGTCCAGAAACTCATAGAGACGCATGTCCGCGGTCACCTCGCCGAGCTCGCCGAGATTCGAGCCGAGTTCCGGTGACCTGTTCGCGTTCGACGGCGCGCAGGAGCTGAGCCAGGCGTGGCGCGACGGCCTTCTGCCCGATCCGGCGCTCACGGTTTCCGAATGGGCCGATCGCCACCGAGTGCTGAGCCCGCGAGCGTCGGCCGAGCCCGGGCGCTATCGCACTGATCGCACGCCCTACATGCGGGCGATCATCGACGCGCTGTCGCCGACCCATCCGGCGCGCCGCATCGTGGTGATGAAATCCGCCCAGGTGGGCTTCACTGAGGGTGGCAACAACTGGATCGGCTACATCATCCATCATGCGCCCGGGCCGATGCTCGCGGTGCAGCCGACCGTGGAGCTTGCCAAGCGCTTCTCGCGCCAGCGCATCGATCCGCTGGTCAGCGAGAGTCCGGCGTTGCGGGAGCGCGTGAGGGCGGCGCGCTCGCGCGACGCCGGCAACACCGTGCTATCGAAGGAATTCCCGGCGGGGCTTCTGGTCATCACCGGCGCGAACAGCGCGGTCGGCCTGCGCTCGATGCCGGCGCGTTATCTCTTTCTCGATGAAGTCGATGCCTATCCGCCGTCGGCTGACGAGGAAGGTGATCCGGTCGCGCTCGCCGAGGCTCGCACGCGCACCTTTTCGTGGCGCTCCAAGGTCCTGCTCGGCTCGACGCCGACCATTCATGGACTGTCGCGGATCGAGCGCGAGTATGAGGCTTCCGATCAGCGCCGGTATTTCGTGCCGTGCCCGCATTGCGGGGAGATGCAATGGCTCAAATTCGAGAGGCTGCGATGGGAGAAAGGGCAACCTGAGAGCGCACATTATGAGTGTGCGGCCTGCGACGGCCGGATAGAAGAGCACCACAAGACGGCCATGCTCGAGGCCGGCGAGTGGCGCCCGACTGCGGAGGCGCAGGATCCGGGCACTATCGGGTTCCACATCTCGGCGCTCTATTCGCCGGTCGGGTGGTTCTCCTGGGAGAACATCGCGCGTCTCTGGGAAGCCGCGACCACTGACGAGGGCAAGCGCAGCTTCAAGAACAGCGTGCTCGGCGAGACGTGGATCGAGACCGGCGAGGCGCCGGACTGGCAGCGGCTCTACGAGCGCCGGGAGTCCTGGCAGATCGGCACGCTGCCGAGGGGCGGGCTGTTCCTGACGGCAGGCGCCGACGTCCAGAAGGACCGCATCGAGGTCGATGTCTGGGCCTGGGGGAGAGGTCTCGAAAGCTGGCTCGTCGACCACATCGTGGTCGAAGGCGGACCCGAGCAGGCGGCGACCTGGGAAGAGCTCGCGGATCTCCTCAGTCGGACCTGGCTGCACGCCCACGGCACGCGGATCGGCATCGCGAAGCTCGCGATCGACACCGGCTACGAGTCGCCCGCGGTGTACGCGTGGGCTCGCAAGGTTGGCCACGCCCAGGTCGCACCGATCAAGGGCGTCGAGGGCTTCAACCGTGCGGCGCCGGTGATCGGACCGACGCACGTCGATGTCACGGAAGGCGGCAAGAAGCTGCGCCGCGGTGCGCGGCTGTGGACGATCGCGGTCGCGACCTTCAAGAGCGAGACCTATCGTTACCTGCGGCTTGCAGCGCCCACAGACGAAGAGATCAAAGCCGGCGCGCGATTTCCCGCAGGTTTCGTTCATCTGCCGCGCGGCGCCGAAGCCGAGTGGGTGAAGCAGCTCGTCGCCGAGCAACTCGTCACCGTCAAGACCAGGCGTGGCTTCACCCGGCTCGAATGGCAGAAGTTGCGCGAGCGAAACGAAGCACTCGACTGCCGGGTCTATGCGCGGGCTGCGGCGTGGATCGCTGGCGCCGACCGCTGGACCGACGCGATGTGGCGCGACCTCGAAAGCCAAGTTGGTCTGTCGGAAGACGCAGGCGAAGACCCGGCGGCCCAGCCCGAAGCGGGATCAGAGAATGTTGCCGGGCTTATTCGGCGCCGCCCGGAGCGCCGTGCCCGGCGTGTGTTTCGATCGAGCTATATGAGTTGAACGATGACGCTCGAAGAGATGACCGCGCAGCGCGACTTGCTGCTCGCGGCCCGTTTCCGTGGCGTGCGCACGGTCGAGATCGACGGCCGGCGGGTCACTTACGCCTCCGATGCCGAGATGGCGACCGCCATCACGGATCTCGAACGTCGGATCGCGGCCGCCCAGGAAGGCGGCCGCAAGCGACGAATCCTGACGTCCGCCTCCAAGGGACTTTGAATGCTTGCGTCGCTGACAGCATTCCGGCGCCGGGTCGGAGCGTTCATCGGGGGCTTCGAGGCGGGACTTGCAAATCGGCGATTAAAGGGATTCCAGCCGAGCCGGGCGCATCTCAACACGCTGATTGCAGCGGCCGGCCCCGACATCACGGCGCGCGCCCGCTGGCTCATTCGCAACAACGGCTATGCCGCCAACGCGATCGAGAGCTGGGCCGGCAACGTGGTAGGTGCCGGCATCAAACCGTCTTCGATGATCTCGGAGTCGGCGTTGAAGGCCCAGGTGCAGAAGCTCTGGCTCGACTGGACCGACGAAGCCGATGCCGAAGGCTTCACCGATTTGTATGGCCTGCAACGGCGCGCGGCGCGGGAGGTTTTTATCGCGGGCGAGGTGTTCTTTCGCTTCCGACCACGTCGGCCGCCGGACGGCCTCACGGTCCCGCTCCAGCTGCAGATGCTCCCTTCGGAGATGTTGCCGCTCAATCGCAACGAAGTTGTGCCGGGGGGCAATGTGATCCGCCAGGGCATCGAGTTCGATGCGATTGGACGCCGCGTGGCCTATCACTTCCTGCGCCGGCACCCGGGTGACTTCACGGACCCAGGGCTTGCCGGCGATATCGTGCGCGTACCCGCCTTCGAGGTCGTGCACGTGATTGATCCGGTCGATGCCGGGCAGCTTCGCGGGATATCACGCTTTGCCGCAGGCATCGTGAAGCTCTTCCTGCTCGACCAGTACGACGACGCCGAGCTCGATCGGAAGAAGGTCGCGGCGATGCATGCGCTTTTCATCACGACGCCGGCGCCGGCCGAGCCGCTC